ATGATCTAGGTCCTGTTGCAGCATTTCCACCTTTAGTTGTTGTTGGAACTGTTGTTTTTGTTGTTGGTTTTATTTCTGCTGGTTTATTTTTCTTCTGATAAAGTTTTTTGTTAAAGGGATTTCTTCCTTTAAGTGCATGTCCTACTGCATCAAATGCTGTATCAACACCTCTAGAATAAGCATTTGGTGTTTTACCAGTTACGTTCCATCTAGTAGCACTTTGAGCAAAAGAACCTGCTTTTGCTAATTTTTTACCAGCACCTAATGCTTTCAATCCTTTAAATACCTTTCCTCCAGGAACCATACCTACAGCATCTAATGCTGCTTTACCATATTTTCCTTTCCTTAAATTCTTTGCTGCACTATATGCGGAGTATGCACTAAGACCTGCACCAATTAATTTTCCTGCACCTATTAATGCTAATGGTATTGCTTCTTGAAGATCCTGAAGTTCCTCTTCAGTAATATTTCCTTCTTCTATTTCACATGCCAGATCATAGATTGCAATTTGCTCTGATAATTCGCTAAATCTCTTCATTTTTTTTAACCTACGATTGTATCAAACCAGTCCTGACTCATGCCAGAGATAATTTTATCTGCAGAATCACTATCTATTGCATACTTCTCATTAATAAGATGTTGCTTTACTTTCTCGTAATTCTCGTGAATTTTTTTTGTTTCTCTTGGAGTCGGTTTCATTGCATTACTAATTCCTACTAATCTATTTATCAAAATCCAGACTGAAACTTTTGCCACTCAATCGCATTTTTAATTTGATATGTTCTACCTGATATATTTCTGATTATTTCTTCTAAAAATTTAAGCATAATATCATAATATTTAATCTTCATATCAACCTTATTCATTTTATCATCTGCTTCAAGATGTCTTTGAATTGCATCCTTTTCTCTTACCTTGTATGGGAATGGTTCTTCTGCATATACTTCTGCAGTTGCTTTACCAGTATAGTAATTATATCTTTCCAGTCTAACTTTACTAAATTGCTCCCTTGCCCTTTCTCTTAACAAAGTAATCGTGTTATACACTGTATAATACTTTGAGTGAAGTTGAGGTATTTTTAATGACTCATCATGTAAATTATCAGGATCGATTTTGGAATCTCTTTCCCACATCTCCTGAATTTGTTCAAGATCCATTAATTACTTGCTGATAGATTATAAATTGTATACTTGAACGTTGCTTCTGCAGTGAAATATTGGACATCTGTTGCGGTTGCATCAAAATCGAGTGAAGTTAATGATACTGGAAACAAATCTTGGAATTTAACTTTTGCAACTTCTCGATAATTACTGTTTAATATTCTGAGAGTCCCATCGCAAAATGGTTCTTTCATATCTCTTTGTCCATCAGAGTCAGTAATTATTTCTTTAAATTGTTTTCCAGATTCTGGAAATCCTAAACCTGTTAACCAGTTATATACTGCAAGATAGTTTTCCATATTTTCATCAACCATAAAACGAAGAGTAAAATCTCCGTATGTTAATCTTTCACCAGGTACATCAATATTTTTTAGGTATGATGGTTGACGAGCAAGTTCAAGGTTTAATAATGGTATTATAGCAGAATTTGAGAAAAAGTCAACTTTCGGATATTTTGTCAAATTAAATTTGAACGCTACTCCTGATAGGAAATTTCTATTCTGTACTTGCTTTCCGAATGCCGAATTAGTCATTATCTTTTTGATTATTTATTATCTTTGAGTAAAATCAATTCCCTCTAGATGGTCAAACTCATGTTGAAAAACTCTTGATGCCATACCATCTAACTTTAATTTGTATTCTTTTTTATTTTCATCTTCATACTTTACAACAATTCTATCAGGTCGTTGTACATTTATAATCTCATCAGGATAGGATAAACATCCTTCTTCACACCAAACATTGTCATCATATTTTTTGATAATTTTAGGATTAAAACAAGTAACTGTAGTTTCGGTTTCAATATCAATCATCATTATAAACACTCGTTCATGAATTCCAATCTGATTTGCAGACAAACCAATACCATTATAATGAAACATATTTTCGTGAAGTATTCTACTTAGTTCGTGACGATCTAATTCATTACTACAGGTTCTTATTTTTTCGTGCAATAGGGGGTGAGTATTGGGGGTTAATTCTAGTATCATAAAAATATTTAGATAAAAAAAAGACCCTCCCGAAGGAGAGTCTCTGTTATCTCGAACGAGATATTTATATTACATAAGGTTAGAAACCTTAACTCTTCTGTAGTAACGGTTTGTGTTACGTGTGAGTGTTCCAAGTCCCTGAGTTGTTCCTTGTGAGAATGGGTTCTCAACCATACCATATCTGGTCTTGAATCCAATTTTTGGTTGGAATGTATCCTGACCAACCGCACGAACCATCTGTAGAGGAACGTATGGGCAGTAGAATAATCCAGCGTCATAAGGAGATGAACCCTTGTAGCCCATAACGTAGTACTGAGTAGCAGCAACGTTAGCAGCAAATGGGTCAATGTACACTCTGTACTTACCTTGTAACACACCAGCAAATGTATTGCCTGTGTCATCTACATTAAGGTTAGCGTTTAGAGCAGGTGTATAATCAAGTACACCAGCCATTGTTAGTGCAGAAGCAACGTCTGCGGAGCAAAGGATCATGTTACCCTTTCCACGACGAGTTCTTTGTGCGATAGCGTTAGCATCTCTTTCCATCTGGAAAATAAGACCCTTAAACTTCTCAACACTCCATCTTCCGTTAGAGTCTGTGTCTAAGTCGAATGTTCCACCAGAAGCAACGTTTGCTTGAGCACCTGGTTCAGCAACGTTATAGATTGTTCTGATAACTTCTCTGTTTATTTCAGCAAGTATTTCAGTTGATAGAATATTTGCTAACTCAGCCTCAGCGTTCAATCCGTGGATTGCCTTAAGGTCTTGAGCCAATTCTAAACTGTACTCTGCCTTTAGAGCTCTTGACTTCGCAGTCACGGTGACTTTCTCTATTGAGAATGCCATCTCGTTGAAGTTATCTCCAGTTGTACCTAGATCTTCAGCGTCGTCTGTTCTCATACCCTGACCAACGTTGTAGTCAGTAGCGTTTGTTTGAGCAGCAGTTGAGTTAAGAAGTCCTGGGTTAGAACCTGACTGAGCAGTTGTACCTAAACCAACGTTAGATGCACCAGTTGCAGTGAATCCAGATGTTAGGTCTAGTCCTTCATTCTGACCAGAGAATGCTGTATCTGCTTCGTTGAATAGAGCTTCAGTTCCAGACTGATTATTGTATCTGGATCTCATTGCGAAGATAAGTCCTGTAGGACCATTCATTGGTTGTACACCAGCAAGGTCATATGCCACCAAGTTAGGCATAGATCTTCTGATCAATGAAATTAATACTGGGTCGAAACCAGCAACAGGTCCTGCAGCAGCTGCACCAGCAGAGAAACCTGCATTAGCACCACTGTTTGTGTTTACTGTTGGTTGTTCTGATAGAAAAGATGCTTCTTCTCTTAATTCTTTTTCTTGGTTTTCAAGCAGGATTGCGGTAACAGATCTACGATGTGCGTCTTTGATTGGATCAACTCCATCAAAATCGAGGATAGGTCCCCACTTTTCCTGCAAATGTTCTGTGTTATACATTTGCATTTGAAATTTACCTCTTACGGTTTATTGTTTGAAATTTAATAAATGTTAAATTCACTTGTTAACAGCTCTGGAAAGAACGTTCAGGTAGGCTTGCATTCTTGGTGAAGCATCTTCTGAGATAACTTCATCTGTAGAAACCTCTTCTGATAAATTCTCAGAGGTGTTCTTTGGAGCACTAGAATTTACTGGGAAATAAGATTCCTTCAGTGTGTCTAGTTTCTCACGATAGTCTTCCTCACTTTCAAACTCAACATTTTCGGCAAGAGTAGCGAGTTTTTCCTTCTGAGTGTCTGCTAGACCTTCAGCGGCTTCTGTGAAAATCACATCTGCTGTGGATTCTGCCAATCTACGATTTAGAGCAACGTTACGATCTATTTGCTCATTGAGTTTATTCTCCATTTCATCAAGCTTGTCTACCATGCTATTAAGTACATCATATTTTTCTTCAGGGATTGATACATAATGTTCTTCAAATAGACCTTTCATTCCTTCTAAGAAGGATTCGGTCATTTCGGATTTAATTCCTGTCTCAACTTGTAGTGCGTTTTCAACGAACCACTCGTCTGCGACATATTCTAGGTAGGAATCAACTCTTTCAGTTAATCCTTCCTTTATTTGGTCGAGTTCTTCTACAAGTGCCTGTGCATAGGATTCTTGCAACTCTTCTTTGATTTCTGCAACCTTAGAACGGATTGCTCCTTCAAAAATAGTTCTTGCTTTATCCTGGAACTCTTCAGAAAGTTCTTCACCTTCGATAAGAGCTTGAACATCTGCTTCGATGTCAATTGTCTCTTCTTCTTCGATGAGTTCTTCCTCAGACTCTTCTGCTTCAGCAACTACTTCTTCTTCAGAAGCGTCCTCTTCAGCAACTACTTCATCAGTAGTAGTTTCTTCTTCCTCGATAACTTCTTCCTCGGATTCTGCCTCTTCCGCTTTTAAGGATTTAGCATTTACAACATCTTTCACTTGTGCAAGAGTTGCTGCGGGATCTTTCAGCTTAGCTGAGTCGTCATCAGGACGATAGTTTTCTGGTGTAGGTCCACCGAGATCTTCTACTGGCACCCCTGATGAGGATATTGGATCTGCAGGTTTTGCACCTTTGGTGACTACATTTTCTTCGATGTTTTCCATTTAGTGTAAAAAGTTACCTTGGTTTTATTGAAATTCGTAAGAATCTATACTTATTTATAGATCTTTTATATTTAGAGGTTATTTAGAAAGTCCTGAAATAGACTAAGTTTCTTTTCCTCTAATCTTTTTTGAGTGACAAGTGTATTAATACGCTTCTCAGTTCTTTCTGCGAGTTCTTCACGAAGGGTTCCACCTTCCCAAACCCACTCTTTTCCTTCCATTATTCCGTTAACAAAAGCATCTGGTGCGGAAGGATCTGCTACTATATCAGCAGCAGTTGCTAGTTGGAAATCTTCTCCAACCATTTTACATCCATTTGATGCTTCTCTAAGTGAACCAACACCACGAGAAGATACTCCAAGTTTGACTCCTTCATCTATTAAAGATGATGCAATCTTACCCATAGGAGTTGAAAGTAATGTCGCTTTTCCTTTAAAATTATTTCCTTCTCTTACGAGTGAAGTAATTTTGTGAGATACACGGTCAAGATTAACAGTTGGTCCTTCGGGATGTCCGAGTTCTCCAAGTGCTCTACCTTGAGAAATAAAAGTTTTATTATATCTGTTAACTTCATTTTCAAGAATGTCAACAGGATACATTCTCCCATTTCTATTTTTTATTCCACCTTGAAGAAACACACCTTCGATGCAAAGACGTTTTTGTTTGCCTTTACCTACTCTTTCAGTGATAAATTGTACTTGTGAAATTTCTTCTGTGATGAGTTTCATTATTCGTAATCCTCTTCAGTTGGTTGTTCGTCTTCATACTCTTGTTCATCTTCATAATCAAGTTCATCGACAACTTCTTCTTCCTCTGGTACTTCACCGTCAAAAACAGTTGCAGCAACATCAGGTCTATAAGAGTCAATACGTTCAGCAGCTTTTGCCATTAATGCACCTTTAATACTATCGGCTACATCACTAGGGCTAGCGTCTGTCGCAATCAAATCCACTAATTCTTCCATAAGATTATTTTATAGCAATATGTTTATTTATATCTCGGCTTTCTTTGTATCTTTTTGATACTGTGCGTCAGTGATTTTTGCTTGTTGTTCTAAGTCATCTTCAACAGGAACTTCACCTAAATCTCCACCACCTTCAGCAGCAGGATCAGCAGCAGGATCACCACCTTCTGGTGGTAATGGTTCACCTGTAATTGGATCAGTTTCTGCAGGATTTGGAATTATACCTTTTTGTATTTCATCTTCAATCTGCGTATCAATCTCTTCGATTTCTTGGTCAGTTTGACGTAATACTCTCTTTCTTACAAATTCTGTAGAATAGAACTTACCAATATATGGTTCAATCTGTGCAAGATTACCTAAACGACCTTGCAACATCTCTGTTTCTTTTAATTCTGCAAATTGATTGTCATATAAGAAGTCATATTGAATATGATCTTCCATTTTCTCCCAGTCATCTGGAGTTACAATGTTCTTTAATATTAACTGTGTTTTCAACATATCATTGAACATATTTGCAAAACGTTTTCTTAAACGTCCTACGAACTTGGAGAATTTAAGTTCATCTCTTAATATCTCAGATGAACGACCTAAATTAAATCCACCTTCTGCAGCAATTCTTGACTCAGGAATACCTAATGCTCTATAAAGTTTCTTTTGGAAATATTCAATATCAGCAAGTTCTCCTAAATTCTGTCCACCAGGTAATGTTGTGATTTCAGTTCCTCTACCACCTTCTCTTCTAGGTAGCCAGAAATCTTCCATCATACTCATAAATTTACGATCATCACGAACTTCTCCAGTTTGTGCATCATAAACTAACTTATTACGATAGCGACTCATTACCTCTTTGAGGTATTGCTCTGCTTTTACTTTTGGTAAATTACCTACATCAATATAGAATATTCTTCTTTCAGGTGCTCTTGATAATCTGTATATAACAAGAGAATCCTCAATCATTCTTAATTGATTAAGTGCCTTGATTGCTTTATGAAGATATGAAAGAACACGATTCTTATTTCTATCTACTAATCCAGATGTACAATATGTAATTGAATCTTTTGCAATTTTTGTTGAACCTTTACCTGCTTGTGCAATCATCCCTGTAGGATAATTAGGTTTCATTGTATAGATGTAGTATTCATCAAACTTTGGGTTTGGTGTTGCTTCATCACCTTTATTACCAGGTATTCTTAAATTTCCTAAATTACGATCTGTACTTTTCTTTTCCTGACGAATATACTTAATCTTCATCGGGTCAATGTATCTTAAATCCTTTAGACCTTCCTGTGGATTCTTTTGATCGATAACTTTTAGATAATATAAACGACCATCTATATACCAATTTCTGAAAATTTCATGAGACTTTTTATCAAAGTCCATTAATTCTTTAATATATCTAAATTCTTCTCTAATTTTTTTCTTTATACCTTCACTGGCATTTAAGTTTGATAATTCTACTTCAACAGGAGAATCGTATAGATCACTGACAATTGCTTCATTAACGACATCTTCAATGGCACCATCTGCTTCTGGATGCAGAGCCATTTCTCTATATCTTTTAATTAATTCGTGTTCAGAACGATATGCACCTTCAATATCTACGTATTGACCATAAAAACCACTTGCAATATAATTATCAACCCCGTCCTCATTATTTTTGGGGACAGGGCTAACAATTGAAGTGGATTTGTCTTGTGAATCCTCAATAGAAAAACCGAAAAGTTTCGCCATAGTATAATAATTTTGTTATATGTTTATTTAGCTGATGTCTACACCGCCTGATACGGGACTATCTCCCTTCAGAATTTCAATGTACTGAACTTGAAGTTCAACAGTAAATTCTTGAATACCTTGAGCGTCATATGACAATTCGATAGGACCGACTTGAGTTGGGAACGTATCATAGAAACGATATTTCCTGATACTTTGACCATCACGATCAAGTTGGAATACAAATGCGTCAGATTGATACTGAGCAGGATTAACTAATCCAGTGTTATCACTAAGTTTGTTAATTGTATTCATCCAGTTCTCAAATGCAGATCTTATTGCAAAATCTGTATCGTTGATAACTGTTACTGTCCATGAATCAAATGTTCTGTCACCTGCGATTTTAAGTACCCTTCCTCTGAAAGGTACTTCTATCTGTGCAATGTTTGATGCTGGTAATCTCGCTCCTTTAACTAAGAACCTTGATTTGTCAAGAACATCCTGTGCTGGTTGAGCAGCATCTGGGAATGTGAGGACAACTTCAAACAGATTAGCACGAGCACCGCCACCTGTCAACTTACTTTTAAAGTCTGAAATCGTTCTTAGTGGTGGTGGATTGACCTGATTTCTAGCCATAGTTGATTAAACCTCTTTTAATTAAACGGAACCAATTACTTCTTCAAAGTCAACACCAGTTCTGGTGGCGACGAAGGTAAGACCAATAAAGTTAATTGATCTTGCTGGTTTGATAAAGATGTCAGCAACAAATTCATTTCGATCAATGACTGCTGCAGTATTATTTGTTTCATCGCAAATTACAACAAAGTCAAATATACCTCTGTTGGATTGAACCTCTCTTAGGAATGGTTCAATTATATTTACGAAGTTTGTTCTAGTTAGTTCATCGTTGAACTCAAAGAGTTGATCCTTAGCCGCTGCTGATATAGCATCTTCTAAGAAAATGAACAACCTACGAACGTTGATTCGGTCAAATGCCGATGACTTACCAAATGAAGTCTTGTCTCCAAAGAGAACAATACCAGCACCTGGTGAAAGTATGACAGGGTTAACTCTATTTGAATATAGAATATCTCTCTGTTTCTTGCCAGGATTATAAGCAAGTTTTACTGAGTTAAGGATTGAACCTCTTGCAGTACCCGCTGGTGAGAACCAAGGGAACTGTTCAATATCAGTTCTTGCACAAGTTCCAGCAATATCACCATTCAATGGTACATATCTAAATGTATTATTGAATCTGTCAAACATATATTTGTATCCACTATCGAATACACCATATGTTGAAGATGATATTGGAGCATAGTAACTTACGATGTTTTCAGTCATCGTATCTATATTATTGACTGTTACAGAACCTACTGAACTATCATTCAAGAATGCTTGACGATAGGGTGAGATAAATGCAACTGCATCTTTTCTTGCTTCAGCAACTGCAATACATTTTTCTGCAAGTGCCTGTGACTGCTCTTTTGGATGATGAGCAGCACCCATCATGATAAAGTCAACTTCGACTTCCTCAGTATTTGCAAATAATTCGTAACCACTGATTAGGTCATCAACACCTGATGTTAAAGCACCGACTGTTGTATAATCAGTCTTATCTCCGTAGTTAGTTCCACCTCCAAGAGATGCTGTGAATACACCAGATACACCGAAGTTAACATCTGCTGCATCTTGGTCCCAACCACTATCTGCATCTAAGTTACCAATTGCAGTTGCAGTTCCAGCGGTAAATCCACTAGTTGTGATTCCTGCAGGAGCACTACCACCGTAGATATACTGTGAATTAGTTGAAAGATACTTTCTCCAGTATGCAGTTGAACCTACTGAGTATTCTGCATCTTTTGCTTTTGAAAGGTTTAGATGTTTTTCAAGGATTGTTCCAGCATTACCTGTAATTGTTCCTTTGTCGTCAATTACAACAACATGAAGTTCATCAAAACGTCCACCTCTAGCAGCTGCATAAGTTGAAGTGCTAGGTCTGTCTGCGATTGCATCCCACTCTAATTTAAGTGGATTACCTTGTGAATCTGTACTTGTTAGTACAATGTCTTGTCTTTCAAACCAGTCAACTACTGCTGTGACGTTTGTTGGTGTTCCACCAACGTTTGTTCCCGCAGCGTTTGCTGCAATATTACCAGTTGCAAAGTTATAAACTCCACCGTTTTGGTAATTTACATTTGTGACTGTGCCAGCAGCAGAAACGTGAGCAAGTGTTTTTACACTTACAGTTCCAGTACCAACTTCAGTAACAACACCCTTAATGTATCCATCAAGAACACTTGTTCCTCCAGCACCAGCAAGAATTCTTCCAGCAGCAGATTGTGTTATACCCAATCCAACTGTACTGATACCAGATACTGTTAATACTTGGTCTGCTTTTGCATCAATGATTGCAACACGGATTCCGTTTGCGTATGTACCAGGTGTTTTTGATGCGACTGTTACACCTGTGATTGTATTATCATCATAACCCAATTGGTTATAATGTGTATCACTCTTAATTCTTATTGAAGAAGCAGCACCTACAAAAGCATTTTTAAGACCAACTCCAGTTAACGTGTTGTAATCGTCAGCACGAATAACTTGAAGTGTTCCACCATATGCTAAGTAAGAAGATGCGACCATCCAATATTCGTAGTGATTATCTACTGAATAAGGTTGCCCAAAAGTTTGTAATAGATCCTCCTCACTCTCTATGAGTTGTGGGTCTTCCACAGGTCCTTTAGTAAATGGAGCGACTAATGCACCTATAGAGCCGCTTGTTGCGTCTACTCTACCAATGGTTAGGTCAACTTCTCTAACTAGGATACCAGGAGAGGCTAAATTTAAAGCCATCTGTTATTCTCCGTTCTCAGAAATATTTTTCTTGAATTATTTATTAAAATGTCCTTTTTCATCGGGGAAACAGTGCATGAACTACCAATCAGGATATACCCATTTGTTACTTATCTTCTTTTTTGATTTCTTTACTCTTGATATTGTACAACTTTTACATTCATAAGAATATGAAGATTGAATACTTTTATTCTTTCTTATAAGGTAGAAACCATCTATTAAATCTTTAGTTTTACCACAAACACGACATTTACGTTCTGTAAGAACGAAATGACTAACCTCCATTTGTTCATCAAAATCCATCATAGGACTTGAATAACACCATTACAATCTGGAATATCTTGTAATATTTTATTTTCTATACCTTGTTTAAGAGTCATAGCACTCATTGCACAACTTGTACAAGCACCACCTAATCTAACTTTTACAAATTTTGTATCCTCTTCTATCTCTACAAATTCTACAAATCCTCCATCTGCTTCAATATAAGGAGCAATCTCAGACAAAGATTCAATTACATTACTCGCAGTCAAGTCCATCATTTTTCTGCAGCGTATAAGGCGAATGTAGAAGTAGTTATAACAGTCATCATGTTAGCAATATGTTGTTTAGTATCAGAGTCACATTTATTAACCATAGGAAGAAAACATCCAATTATGGTTGCACCCACTATTCCTAACTGGAATAAGATTACAATCTTTATAAGATTTATGACCTGATTCTTACTATCCATTATCCTCCTCCAAAGTCATATTGGTTTTCGCTTATAAAGTCAAGGTAAGCATACCAATCATATCGCTCACACCCATTATTTAATGCGTCATACATTAGATCAACAGTATTGTGATGAGGAAATATAGGATGTTTACATGTGTATTCAGGTATAATAAACATTACATATAATCCCACATATAAGATCTGTCACCATACTCATCAACTTTCCACAAATCACCATCTTTATCTACAAATGAATCATCTTCTAATCCATCAGACATAAAACCAAATGGTGCCATATCTTGTTCAATTTGATTTTTCTGTTCTTCATATATTCTCTTTCTTACATCATTATCAGTCATTTCCTTGAAATAATCCTGTGCAACTAACCAAGCAAATATAACTAAACACATTGCTAGGTCATCATTACATCCCTCTTCCGCTTCAAAAGAATTATGTTTTTGAGAAAAAGTAGTTAATTCAGATATAATATCATAATCAATAATTTGTACTTTATCATCCTCTAAAAGTGTTTTAAGATTTGAACAACCAAGTTTCTTAACTGCTTGAGTTGTTCTGACTCCTAACTGTGACCTCTTACCACTAAATCCAGCACCAACGACTTGACCTGCTCTACCTCTTTGAGAGCACATCAATAAATTATCATATTCTAAATCGTAGTTTAGAATAGATGCAACTTGATCTCCAATATCATTTACTTCACATAATATAAATGCCTTATTATATGCTTTACCAATATCATCAATAATACTTGGAAATAACATTGGTTTGATTTCATTATTTCGATATTTTGCTACTGCTTTATATGGGAAGTTGGTAATATCAAAAACTATAAACGCAGAATAATCATTTCCTAAACCACGAGCAACGTCAACTGTAATCAAATAATTATGATTTTTTCTTGGAACTTCATATACATCCAAACCAGCATTTTTTTGTATTGGATTCTCATATACTAAATTTTTTAATTTTGCGGGATTAATAAGAGTATTAACAGATCCTAAGAACTCACATTCAAACTCAACCTTAAATTGCTGCTCTGATGTATTTGCAATAGTTGATTCTTTCCATGCTTCATCACGACCTGGTACTTCAGACCAATGAACTTCAGTTGGAATATATCCATTTTTATTTCTTTCAGCATCATGCCACATACGGTAGAAGTGATTCATACCTCGTGGTGTAGATACAATTATAACTTTTGTTTTTTGACCAGATGAAATAGTAGGATATACAGATGCAAAGAAATCATCTGCAATATGATTTGGAATGAATGCAAATTCGTCTAAGAATATGACGTTATATGATCCACCCCGAACTGCAGATGATGATGTTGAGTTTGCAGATATTTTTGACCCATTCTCTAATTCTAATGAACCTTTGTTCCAAGATATAATTCCTTGCTGCATCCATCTTGGTAAATTTTCATATGCTAATTGAAGTCTACCTAATAAATCTCTGGCAGTTGATGCCTTGTTCGCCAATATAGCAATATTGATATTATCATTAAAAACTGCGTAATGTAAGAGATAAGATACAACTGTAGTGGATTTACCCGTCTGCCGAGGCATCTTACAGATGTTAAAACGGTTTTCATGGAAATTGCTAATTAACTTTTTCTGAAAAGGATACATCCGAAATGGAACTAATCCTTCATCAAGAGAAACAATTTTAATATGTTTGTTTGCAAAATATACTGGATCTTCTTTACATTTTAAAAATTCAACAATATTCTCCTGTGTAAATTCAATAGGAGTATTTGCTTTTTTTAAATTGGGATTACCAAGATAAACTTCACTCATGATATAAAATTAAATTATGAACTTATACTGTGTATCCTACTTTTGCACCCAATACAGCAGCGTTTGCAGCAAAGATTGCTTCAGTTGATTTTTTTTCTACAAATTCTACTGCGTTACCTGGTAGTGTGAAAGTTCCTATTGTTGTAGATCCACCAACTTCATCAATAACAGTTACTAATCTTGCAGTTCCACTATTATTAACAAGACGGACTGCTGTAGCACTACCAAAGGTGGATGCACCTGCAGCATTTGTACCACATGCTGCCTCAGTACCTTTAATTAATGTGATCATTACTCTAAACTTTTATTGACTATTTAGGTTTGTTTAATCTATCCTTTTTAAGTTGTGTACCA